AAACTTATCCTAGCGTGGGATATAATTTTTTTGCCAAAGAAATTTACGAGGCCGCGAAAGAATACTATCTGCATTTATACGATCAAGAAAAAGAAGACTTAGAACACATAGCACAATTACAATACATCGACAACAATGTCCTTAATCTACTGCCCAAGTCAACTAAAATTATACATCTATGGGCCTTTGGCTCTAGTAATTTTTCTTTGGATAATGGATGGCATCCGGATAATATTTCTTATCCGCACAGTTGGAAACACGGAACAACTATATTACCGTGCCTAATGTCATTGTCGGTGGCAGATTATACTTGGCCTGTTTATCCCGTAGCTGATGAAAGACCAAACCACCTCGAGGGAGATAAAAATGCTTTGGTATTTGATTGGATTAAATATGCCATTGAAACTGGACAAAATAAGGATTATACAACAGACGTTGTTAAAAGATGGAAATGAATATAGATACAGAACACCTGCACTATTGGATAGAAGCTATTCGTCAAAGTCCGGATCCTATGAGGACCATGGATGCGTTTTGGCGGGGACAAATTAAAAGTAAGGAATGGCTAATTACCCAATTATCGCATAGAATAATCGATCCTGTAACCGTAGACATATTCGGTGGCTGGAATGGTGTTCTTGCCAGCTTGTTATTTCAAAGCGGCATTCCTATTAAACATATTAATAACTACGACATAGATCCCAGTTGTAAGCCAGTTTCAGAAATAATGAACAAAATTGAAGAAATAGCAGGTAAGTTTAAAGCCTATACAAGTGACATGTGTGATATAAAATCAGTCGCCGATGTAATAATTAATACCAGTTGCGAGCATCTAACACAAGAACAATACGAAAAATGGTTGGATGGTATGCCTACAGGAAGCATAATTATATTACAAAGCAATAATTACGATATTCCGGAACATGTACGTTGGCATAAATCTTTTGAAGATTTTAAAACAACTTGCCAATTAAATTTTTTATGGGGTGGTGAAATGGAAATGCAACTATATACTAGGTATATGATTATAGGTTATAAAAATGTTTAAATTTAGTGAACTAAAACAAATACATCTTGAGATTACAAATAATTGTCAAGCCAGTTGCCCTATGTGCAGTCGCAATATAAGTGGAGGATTAGAAAATCCTTTAATTAAAATACAAAACTGGTCTCTAAATGATTTTAAAACTATTATGACTAAAGAAGTTTTAGATCAAATAGATGGATTTTATTTTTGTGGGAATTTTGGGGATCCTATATTAAACAACGATCTAATAGACATGTGTCATTATGCCAAGGAAACTGCTCCGATAGGAAACTATGTAACTATACATACAAATGGAGGAGCACGATCAACCGGCTGGTGGAAAGAATTAGCTCATGCACTACCTAAAAATCACCGTGTGGTATTTGCATTAGATGGATTAGCCGATACTCATAGCCTATATAGAATAGGTACAGATTTTGATAACATAATAAAAAATGCCACAGCATTTATCGAAGAAGGCGGAAACGCAGAATGGGCATTTATAAAATTTAAACATAACGAACACCAAGTCGAAGAGTGTAGATTACTTTCAAAGAATCTAGGATTTAACAATTTTACAGTTAAAAATAGTATTAGATTTATAGGCGAGGCAAAAGCTAGGGTTTTAGATAAGTCTGGTAACATTACTCATTATCTCGAACCAGCAACTGATACACCAATAAAGTTTATAGATAAAAAAGTAATAGAATCTTTTAAAGAAATAGTAGCAACGGCAGAAATTGATTGTAAAGTTCTTAAAAGTAAAGAAATATATATAGATGCTTATCGACATTTATATCCCTGTTGTCATACTGCTAGTGTTCCGTATATGCGTGAACAGACAAATTTTCACGAATGGGGTCCAAATGTGTATACTATTGTTCAGTCAATGTTAACCCAGCATCGAGAAATGATTGAATATTTAGGCAATATGGATGTTACTAAAAGATCTATCAAAGAAATAATAGACTCTACTGAATATCAAACCGTGTGGCAAGAATATTGGACTACAAAAAAATTACTCATGTGTGTTAGAACCTGCGGAACTGGAAATGGAATTGAATTTTCTAAACCAAAAGATCAATTCGTTGAGACACCGAATATATATTAAATGACTGCTAAAATTAAAACTTATATTAAATTAATAGAAGAACGTACTGGATCTCCTACGTTCTGTGCCTTACCTTGGATCCATATTGCTACAAGACCGAATGGTGATGCTAGACTATGCTGTGTAACTAATGCTAGTGGAGCGGCAACAGGGGATCATTCTGTAGGGCTAGTTAAAAAAGAAGACGGAGTTCCTGCTAACTTTGGACGAGAAACGCCTTTGGAAGCATTTAACAATCAATATATGCGTAGTGTACGGTTAACTATGCTAGAAGGAAAAATACCTGCTAGTTGTACAAAATGTTTTGAAGAGGAATCAAACGGAGTTGTAAGTAAACGCTTATGGGAGATGTATGAATGGAATCGCGACGGTTTGGATTTTTCTAAACTTATTAGTGACACTGATACTACCGGTAGTGTGCCTCCGGTAATACGCTACTTAGATCTAAGGTTAGGACACACTTGTAATTTAAAATGCGTTATGTGTAGTCCACATGATAGCAGTCGTTGGTTGCAAGATTACGATAAACTTGTTGCCAAAACAACTAGTCCTATAGTTATACATCAAATGGGTTTTAACAAAGAAGAATTTAATAATACTTGGTACGAAAAGCCAGAGTTTTGGGATGATGTGTTTGAACAGATTCCAAATATAACACAACTGTACTTTGCAGGCGGTGAGCCGTTGATGATCAAAGAGCATAGGCGTTTTTTAGATGAGATTATTAAGCGTGGGTACGCTAAAAATATTAGCCTACGTTATAATAGCAATGGTATATTTGTTAACGAAGATATTATTAATGTCTGGAGTCAATTTAAACAAGTTCGGTACGCATTCAGCATCGATGCTTATGGGGATAAAAATCATTACATTCGTTTCCCAACCAACTGGGCAGATATCGAGCGTAGCTTATGGTTAATGGATAATTCTCCAGAAAATATCCACTGTGCAATCGCATGTGCTGTACAGGTGTTTAACGTAAAACATATTATAGATTTTGCTAAATGGAAACTTACACAAGGATTTAAAAAAATTAATAAATTTACGTTAGATGAATACGAATCCGGTGGTGGAATTATTAATTTACATTTATTATACATACCTACATTTTTAAGTGCAAGGATACTACCACGTGCTGACAAAGATCAATTAGTTAAAGATTTCGCAGAATTTAAACAGTGGTTATGGGAAAATTATAGGCAAGATGATAATTTCTGGAAAGACAATCCATACGGATGGTCTCGGTGGGAAGGTATATTAAAATTTATTCTTGCAGAGGACCATACACACCTATTACCCGATTTTAAAGAATACGTCGATAATTTGGATAATATAAGAAATACAGTGGCAACGGATATATTCCCGGAACTAACTAATTTGCTTTAGTAATTAGGAAAAACATAATTTTTAATTAGTTCAAATTGATAATTAATTCGATCAACCCGTGTTCTCTTTTTCAATTTATTTTTAAATCCAAGTCTATCGAGAAAATTGTTTAATTCAGTTAAAGATGATTTATCGATATTATTTAACAGGTATCTATGAAGTCCAAACACCGTAATATCACTGCGATGTATATTATTAAAAAATAAATCAGTTAATTGATTTTCATAACGCCAAATTGTTTGATGTTTGGGAGGATTACCTAGTGGTCCAGTTAATTTATCTTTAATCAAATATGAATAAAATATAAATTCACTACAATTTTTATTATTAAACCATCTAAAAAAATTGTCAGTGGAAATAGACTTTTTTACTATATTGTGGTTAAAAACAAATGGTGTCTCGGAGGATAATACTGTTTTTAATGGCTCGATATTAAAATAATTTGCAATATAATTAGAAGCAGAAATATATTCAGATTTTTGAATATTGTAATCAAGACAGCCCGGTCCTATAGTATTTTTCCAAGCATCGATATCGCAGGCCTTAATAAAAAAGTTTTTTGAATCTAACACAACATAATCATCATTAACATAATTCGATATAGATAATTTATATAATTGCTGTTTAAACCACCCATCGTACTTATAATCTTTCCAATTTGTAAACAACAAATTTAACTGATGATTACGATAGTAAGGTGACAGTAGATTACGCCAGTTGTCTTGATCAATATGTCTATCATTAACAATGACCCAATGTACGCAAGGTTTTAAAAATTTTTGAATACTTTCTGCTTGCAACAACATTTGCGGTAAATCTCTTTTACACGTAACAGTTACTAATTCCATAATTATAATTTTATTTTTGTTAAAGGAATATCCGCGGCGCAGGTACAAAAATTCCGGTCACACGTAACAGGATCAATTGGAATATTAAAATTTCCTTCATATATATTACCTAAACTACCGCCGACTCTACAAGTTGCTCTATGCACATCACCATCCCAATTTATCATTAAACTTTCTATGCCTGCGTTACAAGTCCATCCTTTATACTTGTTAAGATGCAATTTAATAACATCATTAGCATGAATTAGTTGATTATCGTCTATTACAGTATTTGATTGCACGGTAGCTTCTTGCTCCTTTAACCATTTATAATCATCGGGATGATACCGCATATCGTCGAAC